TTCATCAGCGCCGGCATTCTCTTCGCTGGAAAGGGGTAACACCATGGAATTCATCGCCACCTTCTTCGATGCCATCTGGCAGTTCTTCAACAGCATCCCGGCCCTGATCGACGACTGGATGGTCAAGGCCGGTGCCTGGATCGTCATATCCGCCACCAAAGCCAAGATCGCCTTCATTGGTTACAGCTGGGAAGTCGCCCAGGAAGTCCTCAGCCAGCTCAACGTCTCCGACACCATCGAAACCTACTGGGGGCAACTCGATTCCCAGGTGTTGGGTGTCGCCACCTACCTCAAGCTTCCGGAGGCTTTCAACATGATCATCAATGCCAGAGTCACCCGCTACGTCATGGACGTCATCGGCTAAGGAGTAGCACCCCATGAGCATCGTCATCCACCACGGCCACCCAGGCTCTTACAAATCCTTCGGCGTCCTCCAGCGCCACGCCATCCCCGCCCTCAAAGAAGGGCGCACGGTGGTCACCAACATTCGCGGTTTCGATTCCCTGGAAAAAGTAGAGGAAGCCTTAAACGAAACCCTCCCGGAAGAAGCCGCCATTCTCAACGTCAACACCGAGGGCAGGGACGAGAAAGCGTACATGGCAAGGTGGTTCCACTGGGCCCCACAGGGCGCCATGGTCATCATCGACGAAGCCCAGGCCATTTATCCGGCCAAACGCAAAGACTTCAAACCGGAAAACCTCGATTACCCCGGTGGCGCTGACCAGGCGAAACAGGACGAACGCCCCGCCGACATGTTCGAAGCCTACGACATGCACCGGCACTACAACTGGGACGTCTTCCTGTGCACCCCGAACATATCCAAGGTCCATATGGACATCCGACAGGCCGCCCAGGTGGCCTTCCGTCATTACTCCATGGGCGAATTACTGCCCTGGAAAAAGGGCAAATGGAGGGAAGTCGAACATGACCCAGAGAACAATGGTAAAGCCAAAACCCATGCATACGGAGTCCCGAAAGAATACAAATCGGACCCGACGATCTTCGCCACCTACCAGAGCACAAAGACCGGCGACCATCAGTCCAATCAAGGCCCCCAGAGCGTTTTTAAAGATAAACGCGTTGTGGGTTATCTTTCGCTGTCAGTCCTTTCTCTACTGGTGTTTGCCTACCTTGCGGTCGGCATCTTCGAAAGGGAAAGAACGTTTGATGCGGTTGATCCGGCGAATATTCAGAGTATCGATGCGGCTGGCCCTGATGCTCTGTCTGATGGTGGTAATGTCCGCGATCCTCAAGCTGGTGCTGAGAACGGCGGTCGCCTAGCCAACCAAACCACAAAGCATCCCTTCCAGGATGCCGCACTCAGAATCGCCGGCAATTTCAACCGCGCCTACCTGTTCCATGGCCAGGATCGCCAGGGCGACTTCTCAATAACGCAGAAAGACCTGTTCCACTTCGGCTACCGCATCCTCTACCTGCGCCCCTGTCATGCACAGCTCTGGTGGAACGGCCAAAAGGTCCAGGACATCTACTGCCAGCGAATCCGCATCCAGGCACCGGACCCCAGGCCCAACATCGAGTCGGACACCTCGCCCCTGGAGGCGATCAACCCGCTTCAGAAAGTCAAAGGGGAGGCGTAGCCCGCGGACGGCCGCGACGATGGCGAGGAGCGGCAGGGAGCGGGCGAAGCCCGGAGACGTCCCTGTAACACGTCTCATAGATACCGAATCTTCGGTTCAATAACAGACAGAAAGGAACACTACACATGATTAACGACTTTGAGCGCTTTAACGTCCAGACCGGAGAGGTCGGAAAAGGGGAGCTGTTCATCGGTCCTGATGGTCACCAGGTCGATCTTTCCCAGGTAAACGTCCTGTGGACCGGAACGGATACCGTCCGGCAACTGTTCGAGGGTCGATTAAGACCGGAAGTACTTGCCGATATCGCAGCCGCCTATGAGGAAAGCTTTGAAGCCTCTGTTGAGATTCGTGGCGTTCAATTCCGTGTCCAGTCTGGCCGCCGTGGTGGCTTCAAGTACCTGCTTCAGAACCGTGAGTATGGCCTGACAATACTTGTCCAGAACTTCTATGCAGAAGCCGATAACCAGGGAACCCACGTCAAGATCGAGACCTCTCCCCGCTGGCTCTATGAAAGATCCAGCGACCAGATCCATGATGAACTGGCCGAGTGGGGCATTCACTTCCTGAAAGGCATCAAACCTGTTGGCATCGCCTTACACCTGGCAGTCGACTTTCAGGGCTGGGAACCTCCCGCCGATTTCGCCCAACACTTCGTCACCAGGGCAAAGACCGTCACCGTTCACAACGGCCTGAGCGATTTTCACTTCCAAGGATTACATGGGACCACCATCAACGGACGAGGCGAAACCTACACTTTCGGCAAAGCCAACAGCCTACAGGTGTGCCTCTACGACAAGTCCAAAGAGATCGATGTCAGCGACAAACGCGCCTTCATGGAAGGCATCTGGGAATGTGCTGTAAATGAAGACTCCTTCCCGGACACTTGTTATGACCCTGAAAAACCCGTTTGGCGTCTCGAAATCCGCTTCCATCACCGGATCGTCAACGAGATCTCCCAGGGTACACCTGGCATGAAGCCCATCTACACATACATAGACGCGGTTCCGCACCTGACCGGCCTCTGGCAATACGCGCTCCAGGGCAACCGCTACGAGGTCAGGCGGGACTGGGTACATCCGATCTGGACCAAGCTCCGGCAAGACATCGGCTTCGGCTACTCGGCCCCGGATCTGCTCTACAAACGCGCAAAAAAGGAGCCCGGTTGCGGCAACGAAAAGAACGTCTCCCTGGCCTTCGGCAATCTCCTGAGCATTTATGCACGCAACCGGTTTAACACTCGTCAGGCTTGGGATTGCCTCAAGAAAAGCGGTCTCTGGGAGGACCTCTGCAACTACTACCGACGACGGGAGATCTACGAAAACGAGTTATATCGGCTCGTTGACGATGGCCTGATAAAGCGACGACTACTGACCAAGGTGGCGGCGTGATCGAGAAAACCGAAAACGGTTGGCGTGTCGATTTCTACCCATTCGGAAAGAAGACCGGTCCTCGTGTCCGAAAACAGGGTTTCAAAACCCGCCTCGATGCGCTTCAGTTCATGCGGGACTATGGCCGCAAGGACCGTGCACCATCAGTACGATTAAAAGACCTGGTCAAGAAGTGGTACGACTACCACGGCCACACCCTGAAAGACGCCAAGTATCGTTTATCCAGGACAAACGCTATCTGTGATCGGCTGGGGAATCCCCGGATAAAGGACTTCACCGCCACTGACTGGATGGAGTATCGGGCAGAAAGAATCAAGGAAGTCACACCAGGTACCTGCAACCATGAACAGCGTTACCTGTCCGCTGTCTTCGCTGAAATGGTTCGGATTGGTCACCTGAAATCCAACCCGATCGGGCCGGTTCGCCAGGTCCGGGTCAAAGAACGGGAAATGTCTTTCCTCACCGTCGAGCAGTGCACCCAGCTCCTGGAGGAATGCCGGCAGAGTTCAAATGAGTTTGTCTGGTCGGTGGCTGTGATTTGCCTGGCGACGGGCGCCAGATGGATAGAAGCGGAAACGCTCACCAACTCCGGTTTCGTTTCAGGCAAGGTCATCTTCAGGGATACAAAGAACGGAAAGAGCAGGGCAGTGCCGATTGACCCGAAGATCCAGGAACAGATCTTGGAACATGCTTTACCTGGTCCAGGGCGTTTATTCGGTCCCTGCCGATCGGCATTCCGGGCTGCCTATAAACGGTGTGGATTCTCGACACCTCAACAGCTGACCCACATCCTCCGGCATACCTTTGCCAGTCATTACATGATGAACGGGGGAGATATACTGACGCTGCAGCGTATCCTTGGGCACGGAAATATCACCATGACCATGAAGTATGCGCACCTCTCGCCGGATCACCTGGAATCAGCGGTGCGGCTATCGCCTGTGAGTGCTATTGCGTCGAATTCGTGAGAGAGAAGGAAGTTGGAGAGATGCTACTCTGAGCATGTGCTTGGCAAAGTAGCATCTAATGACATCATCCGAGCGGCGTTATGGTCTGCTTGGCGTGACAGAACATCTCCTTTTGCTTCATGAGCTTCTGTCTCACGCTTCCTGATTTGTGCCTGAGTTCGTAACGGTATTCCCAGCATTTCTTGGCGAAGAACCAGTTCGCGTATCTCCGGCATCCTTTCCAGTCGAGGCCACTGTACTTATCGCAAACCGAGTTTTCTATAATGCGCCAGTTCTTGTATTGGTAGTCGAACTTGTAATACTCCGGCTTCATTTTTTCGAAGCGTTCCGCGCTGGCTGTTGTCGCAAATCCGCCAATAGCTAACACCAATACTGCAAAAACCATCCGTTTCATTACTGCTCCTTGTTGGTCGTTCACTTCTCAATTCAGCTTGCGTTCAAAACCTGGAATCGTTCTCACACGGAATCCCGTCCCGATCGCCATCCATTTTGGTGTTTGGGCAATGCTTGGTGAAATACTCGGCCTCGGCTCTGGACGTCATCTGACTGCAGTGTTGCCGTCCATCACATCGGAACTGCGTTACCCGCTTTGCCTCTTCTATGAGGGCCTGGTGATCTTTTAAGGGGGAGGCTACTGGTTCGTGCTGAATCGTGGGCTGATTTGATTGATAAAACTTCCATGCCCCAAAAGCGATCAGGGCGATCAGAATGAGGTTCTTCAAAGTCACTTCCTTATGGTTATCTTGCTTTCAATAAAAGAGGTAAGCGAGATATTACCACCGTCCGGGGCAACGGGGGACAAAAAGGGGACAACCATAAAAAAAGGGTCACGACTTTCGTCGCAACCCTTTGAATCTTGGTAGCAAGGGGCGGAGTCGAACCGCCGACCCCAGCATTATGAGTGCTGTGCTCTAACCA